ACGGCCCGCGTCGAGGGAACAGTTATCAAAGAGTTTTTCTGTATACATGGTGCAAGATGGTATAAGTGGTTTTAGATGTAGGGGTGATTTTGTTAAAAGCGTACATAGGAATTTTGGACGAAAAAAAACCCCCAACCTTTCGGTCAGGGGTTTGCAGGGTCAGGGGTTGCAGGTTATTTCAGTTTGATTCCAGCGGCTTCAAGGTAAGACTGGATGCCTTCGAGCAGGGTTTTGACCTCATCATTTTCGTATGAGGCTTGCAGGTCATTCATAAACCCTTCAAAGTCAGCGTCACGGTACGCAGTGGCTAACTTGTCTGCAAGTTCTTTCGCAGCGGTTGCCTTTGCACCGCCTTTGCCTTTGCCCTTACCCTTGGATTGTGCAGGGTTCCATTCGGTCACTGGCTTACCTTCGGTCACTGCCTTACGAAAGGTTGAGAGGTAATTTGCCGCAGTGCCCTTGCCTAAACCGCCTTGCACCAGTGCATCAAAAAACGCCGTGGCAATCGCACACTTATTGTTCTGGCCTACCTTGGCCTTCGCTTTGTGCAACTGAATTACACCGGCATTCACTTCTTCAAAACATGCTTGGCGCTTTGCTTCAAAGCCCTTGGCTTCAACAAGTTTGACACCGCATGTAGCAGCAATGGAAGACAGAGAGAGGGTTTCGTTTGTCATGAGAGACTTTCATCAACGCAGGTTAAACCCGACATGGGATGAATCGAGCGCGTTTCCCCGATCCATGAATGTATTACACCACAAAACGCTATAGGTTGCACGGAATAGCACGGAATTGACGGGTAGGGCTTCATATGATATGAAGCAGGGAATGGGCGAGGGGCACCCCCTAGATTGGGCCGGTCTGTCTGGCCAGTGCATAGCACTATAACTTGCACAAAAGAAACAACGTAAAAATCTAATTCCCCACGTTCCCTGCGTTCCCGTGCAAATAAACAAACACTGGCCACCAAATCACTAACTACAACACCACAACATCTTATAGTGTGTAACTTACTTCGCCCCGGGGACTAACGTTAACACCACAAGATGTTGTAGGGTACCCCCTACGCAAATAACGTGTCGATTTCCTATACCTAACTTAAGAAACACCCCCCGTCACCTTTTTATTTGCAACACCCCCACCCCCTATATAAAATTTTAAAAAGCGTGTACACTTCCGGCACAAATTGGAGCTACAAACCGCGCCATGATATTAGTTACACCTGAATTAGACGTACCAGTGCCCTTTTCGCTCACAGCAGAAGAGGCCAGAGACTTGCATGCCCGTGCACAAGCGGCATTCAACACGGTAGAGTTTTTGACAGAGAACGGGATGCAACTTCCCACGGTGACTACCGCAGACAAAAAAGAAGCGCGTGAGCAATTCTTTGAAACCCCAACCGCCGGTAAAGAGATCAGTTCAGCCGCTGCCCTTATCCTCAAGGGAATGCTGGACGAGTACGATGTTGAGGTCGTGCGTAACGCGGCGCAGGTGCGCAACTATGTGAAGATGCGCCTCCTCATGCTGACAGGCTCGGACAAAGAGTCCACCCAGCTAAAGGCGTTGGAGATGCTGGGCAAGATGAGTGACGTGGGCGCGTTTGCAGAACGGGTGGATATCAACGTCACCCACAGAACCACTGAAGAGTTGCAGGCCGAACTGGCTACCAAGTTGTCTTCTTATATGGATGGCATCATTGACGTGGAAGCCAAGCAACTGCAACCCACAGAAGAGAAGTACCTCAACGGTGCACCCGCTGTGCAAGTGATTGACCTAGATGAGGAACTGGGCATGACCGGCAAAGAGTTGGACGAGACGGATGACTGAGGTCGTTGAAAAGACGAAACTTGAATTGGTGCTGGAGAAGCTCCAGACACTGCCGTATGGTCAGCAGCAGATGCTGCTCAAGAAGTTCCCCAAAGATGAGCAGGAAGCCATCGCAGAAATTCTCGATGAGCTAAATACCCGCAAGCTGCGTACCCTAGCGTCCGATGACTTCATGGTGTTCGTGCGGGAGATGTGGCCTAACTTCATCCACGGTCGGCACCACGAGAAGATGGCTAAAGCGTTCGAGCGGGTGGCCAACGGTGAGTGCAAGCGTCTCATCATCAACATGCCGCCACGGCATACCAAGTCAGAATTCGCCTCATACCTGCTGCCAGCGTGGTTCTTCGGCAAGAATCCGGGCAAAAAGATCATCCAGACCAGCCACACTGCCGAACTGGCGGTGGGTTTTGGCCGAAAAGTGCGTAACTTGGTGGACTCTGCTAACTACAAGCGGATATTCCCGTCCCTAGACTTGCAGTCTGACAGCAAAGCGGCGGGTCGGTGGAACACAAACTTTGGCGGGGAGTACTTCGCTATCGGTATTGGGGGTGCGGTGACTGGTAAAGGTGCCGACATCCTGATTATTGATGACCCGCACTCGGAGCAAGAGGCCGCGATGGCCCAGACCAACCCGGAAATCTACGACAAGACGTACGAGTGGTACACATCTGGCCCTCGTCAGCGTTTGCAGCCGGGTGGCTCTATCGTTGTAGTGATGACTAGGTGGTCAAAACGGGATTTGACGGGTCAAGTGGTCAAAGCTGCGGCCCAAAGGTCGGGTGAAGAGTGGGAAGTGATCGAGTTTCCTGCCATTTTGCCCTCGGGTAAACCCTTATGGCCTGAGTTTTGGTCATTAAAGGAGCTTTCTGCCCTAAAAGAGGAACTTCCCAACGCCAAGTGGCAGGCGCAGTACATGCAGTCGCCCACTTCGGACGTTTCTGCCATTGTGAAGCGGGAATGGTGGAAGATTTGGGAGCATGACCGGCCACCGTCATGCGAGTTCATCATTCAGTCGTGGGATACGGCGTTTTTGAAGACAGAACGGGCTGACTACAGTGCATGCACAACATGGGGCGTGTTCTATCAGGACGATGATCTGGGCGTAAACCGGGCAAATATCATCTTGCTCAATGCGTTCAAGAAGCGGATGGAGTTCCCCGAGTTAAAGCAGCGGGCGTTTGAGGAATACAAGGAATGGGAAGTCGATAGCCTGATCGTGGAGGCCAAGGCGGCGGGTTCGCCCCTCATATTTGAGTTGCGGGCGATGGGTATACCAGTGCAGGAGTTCACGCCAAGCAAGGGGAATGACAAAATAGCGCGTCTGAATGCCGTGGCTGATATGTTTGCGTCAGGCCACGTTTGGGTGCCTAATACTCATTGGGCAGAAGAACTGATTGAAGAGGTCGCGTCTTTCCCATCCGGTGAGCACGATGACTTGGTTGACTCGATGACACAAGCCCTGCTACGGTATCGCCGTGGTGGGTTTATTCAACTGGCGTCTGACGAGGAAGACGAGCCAAAGTCTTTCCGCCGAAAAGAACCGTACTACTAAGGATGAAACATGGCTATTGAGAAGTCACTATACGCAGCCCCACAAGGCTTGGAAGAACTTGCCGCGATGGACGGCGCGTCTCCTCAGATTGAGATTGAGATCGAAGACCCTGAGTCAGTAACGATTGGCATGGACGGGTTGGAAATTGAGATCGACCCTGATGCAGAAGGGGAAGACGAGTTCAACATCAACTTGGCTGAAGAGATCAGCGAAGAGGTTTTGCAGAGTCTGGCCGAAGATTTGATCAGCGACTATGACGAGGACGTAGCCAGCCGCAAGGACTGGATGCAGACTTATGTCGATGGCCTAGAACTGCTAGGCATGAAGATCGAAGAGCGAACGGAGCCGTGGGAAGGCGCGTGTGGTGTGTTCCACCCCATGCTGTCTGAGGCGCTGGTGAAGTTTCAGTCCGAGACCATGATGGCAACGTTCCCAGCCGCTGGGCCAGTCAAGACCCAGATCATCGGTAAAGAGACCCCTGCCAAGAAAGAGTCTGCCCAGCGCGTGGCAGACGACATGAACTACCAGTTGACGGACGTGATGAAGGAATACAGGCCAGAGCATGAGCGCATGTTGTGGGGTCTGGGTCTGTCTGGCAATGCGTTCAAGAAGGTGTATTTCGATCCGTCACTGGATCGTCAGGTGTCGTTCTTCGTTCCTGCGGAAGACATCGTTGTGCCTTACGGCGCGTCCAACTTGCAGTCTTCTCCTCGCATTACCCATGTGATGCGCAAGACCGAGAACGAGTTGCGCAAGCTGCAAGTGGCAGGGTTCTACCGCGACATTGACTTGGGCACACCGGATAACGTGCTCGATGAAGTTGAGAAGAAGATTGCCGAGAAGATGGGCTTCAGGGCCACGTCTGATAACCGCTTCAAACTCTTGGAGATGAACGTAGACCTTGACCTTGAGGGCTATGAGCATAAGGACAAGAAGGGCGAGAAGACGGGCATCGCGCTGCCGTATGTGATTACCCTTGAAAAAGGAACCAGCAACGTGCTGGCTATTCGCCGCAACTGGGAGCCTGATGATGACACCTACGCAAAACGCCAACACTTCGTCCATTACGGATACGTTCCGGGATTTGGCTTCTACTGTTTTGGTCTCATTCACCTCATCGGCGCTTTTGCTAAGTCAGGCACTTCTCTTATTCGTCAGCTTGTCGATGCTGGTACTCTAAGTAACCTGCCCGGTGGCTTCAAGACTCGCGGCATGCGGGTTAAGGGAGACGATACACCGATTGCTCCGGGCGAGTGGCGCGATGCGGACGTGGCCAGCGGCACACTTAAAGACAACTTGCTGCCCCTGCCGTACAAAGAGCCTAGCCAGACACTGATGGCTCTGCTTGGTCAGATCGTTGAAGAGGGCAGACGTTTTGCCAACACGGCTGACTTGACGCTCAGTGACATGAGTGCGCAAGCGCCTGTGGGTACTACCTTGGCGATTCTGGAGAGAACGCTCAAAAACATGTCGGCTATTCAGGCACGTGTCCACTACTCGATGAAGCAAGAGTTGGGTCTGCTCAAGAACATCATCGCTGAGTACACACCTGACGATTACGACTACCAGCCAAGCGAAGGCTCACGCAAAGCCAAGAAGTCTGACTACGATGACGTTGATGTCATTCCAGTCAGTGATCCTAATGCGTCAACGATGGCGCAGAAGATTGTGCAGTACCAAGCGGTCTTGCAGTTGGCCCAAGGTGCGCCGCAGTTGTACAACTTGCCACTCTTGCACCGCCAGATGCTGGAGGTGTTGGGTATCAAGGATGCGGCCAAGCTCGTGCCGATGGACGATGACCAGAGGCCCACAGACCCTGTGTCGGAGAACCAGAACGTGCTCAAGGGCAAGCCGGTCAAGGCGTTTATTTCTCAAGACCACAAGGCGCACATCACGGTTCACATGGCCGCGATGCAAGACCCCAAGATCATGGCGCTCTTGCAAAACAACCCACAGGCACCTGCGATGCAGTCAGCCATGATGGCTCACATCAACGAGCACTTAGGGTTTGAGTATCGCAAGCAGATCGAGCAGACGCTTGGTATGCAGTTGCCAGCGCAGATAGACGAGTCGGGCGAGGAAGTTCAGATGTCTCCAGAGGTGGAAGCGCGGCTGTCTCCGATGTTGGCGCAGGCTGCGCAACAGTTGCTCCAGAAGAATACGCAAGAGGCACAGCAGGCTCAGGCGCAACAACAAGCGCAAGACCCGATTGTCCAAATGCAGATGAAAGAGCTTCAACTCAAAGAGCAAGACAACCAGCGCAAAGCCGCCAAAGATCAGGCCGACAACGCTATCAAAGCAGCGCAGCAGCAGATTGAGCGTGAGCGCATTCAGGCACAGACCGCCACTGATGACAAGCGCCTCAAGTTGGATGCAGTGAAGACCGCTGTGCAGATGAACGCTGATAAGGAAGGCCGCATGATGGACAGGGGTGTGGACATCCTGAAGCAACTCTCTAACAAGAGCCATGAAGAGCAACTGCGTCAAATGCAGGAGCGTATTCAGATGCGGCAACAAAACAAACCAACGAAAGGTGAATGATGAACGCATTTGAGGTTCTTATCCAACAAGCGGACGAGAAAATCGGGCAACTCAAAGAGTACTTGGCCGAGGGCAAGGCTGAGTCCTTTGAGGAGTACAAGAAACTGTGTGGTGAGATTCGCGGTCTACTCATCATGCGGGGATACACCCTAGACCTGAAACATAGAATGGAGACTTCGGATGACTAGTTCAATCCTGTTAGCTACAGACGCTAACAACCCACGAGTTGTGGGAGCCTATAACTTTGCTGCAACCGCAGAGGAAAAAGGCAAACAACTGCCCCGCCCATCGGGCTATCGGATTCTTTGCGCCATACCAGAGGCGGAAGCAGAATTTGAGGACAGTGAAGTAGGCTTGATTAAAGCTGATGAAACTATGCGCAACGAGGAGACCCTCACAACGGTCTTGTTTGTTGTTGATATGGGGCCAGACTGCTATCAAGACCCATCTAAGTTCCCTAACGGGCCGTGGTGTAAGCAGGGCGATTTTGTCCTTGTGCGCCCACATTCAGGTTCTCGCTTGGTCATACATGGCCGTGAGTTCCGCATCATCAATGACGATACTGTCGAGGCCGTTGTAGACGATCCTCGTGGCATCAAACGCAAATAAAAGGAGCACAAAATGCCTTCATTTGACAAAGACGACTTCAAGTTCCCAGATGAAATTGAAGATAAGGGTAAACCCGCACAAAACGCGGAACCCGAGATTGAGATCGAGATTGAAGACGATGCCCCGGCTGAAGACCGTGGCCGTCAACCCCTGCCCAAGCCCCTCGTTGAGGAGTTGGAGAAGGACGAACTCGACCAATACGATGACAACGTTAAGACCAAACTCAAGCAAATGCGCAAGGTTTGGCATGACGAGCGCCGTGAGAAAGAGTCCGCAATACGCGAACAACACGAAGCTGTTGGTTTGGCACAACGCCTGCTTGAAGAGAATAAGCGCATCAAAGGCATTCTAAGTACGGGTGAGAAGGAATACGTCACTACCATTCAGAGCAACGCTGATATGGAGTTGAAGATTGCCCAGCGTGCTTACAAAGAAGCCTATGAGGCGGGTGATTCTGACAAGATGATGGAGGCCAACCAAGCGTTGCAAATGGCCAACCTGAAATCCATGCAGGTAAAAAACTTTCGCATGCCCTCTTTACAAGAGGACGAAACCCCTGTACAACAGCAACCTGTGCAGTATCAACCTGCACCGTATGTACCCGATCCGGACAATAAAGCAGTAGCGTGGCAAAAGCGTAATAGCTGGTTTGGACAGGATCGAGGTATGACGGCCTTTGCTTTAGGTTTACACGAAGACCTGAAAGACAATGGTGTAGAGGTTGGTTCTGAAGAGTATTACCGCGAATTGGACAATACAATGCGCAAACGGTTTTCAGAGAAATTTGAAAGCCCAGAAGACAATAGACAAAGCCGCACAAGACTCGGTACCGTTGTCGCCCCGGCAGTTCGTAGCACGGCCCCCACCAAGGTCAAGCTAAAGCAAAGCCAAGTAAACCTCGCCAAAAAGCTAGGTTTAACGCCCGAGCAATACGTAAAGGCACAACTTGAATTGGAGGCCCGTAATGGCTGATATCAAAGACAACAAACTCACACGCGAGTTGACAACACGTGCGGTATATGAGCGTCCTAAGCAGTGGGCGCAACCTGACCTGTTACCCGAGCCAGACAAAGAGCCGGGTTACAACTACCGCTGGATTCGTGTTTCGACAATGAACAACGCTGACCCACGTAACTTATCGGCCAAACTCCGAGAAGGTTGGGAGCCTGTTGCGCTCGAAGAACAACCCAAATTTAGACTGTTAGCCGATCCCAATAGTCGTTTTAAGGACAACATTGAGGTTGGTGGGCTATTGCTTTGCAAGACACCTACTGAGTTTGTGCAGCAGCGAAATAACCATTTCGCCAAAGTTACGCAATCTCAGACAGATGCTGTGGACAATAGTTTCATGCGTCAAAGCGATGCGCGGATGCCGCTCTTCCAAGAGCGTAAGTCTTCGTCCAGCTTTGGCAAAGGTACTTAAATTTTTTAAGGAGTCTTAAATGGCTTATCCCGTCGTCTCGGCCCCCTACGGCCTAAAGCCGATCAACCTGATCGGTGGTCAGGTATTTGCGGGTTCTACCCGCATTTACTCGATTCAGTATGGTTTTGCGTCAAACATCTTTTACGGTGATTTGGTCAATATTGTTCGTGGTTCTATTGTTAAGAACACTGACACTACTGACTCTACTGGCAATGGTTTGGTTGGTGTGTTCTTGGGTTGTGAATATACAAACCCTACAACTAAGCAAACGCAATTTGCTCAGTACTGGCCCTCTGGTACTACTGCTACTGGAAGGGCTATCGTTTGCGATGATCCT